CCGCATCCAGACGCCCGTCGAGAAGTCGGGCAAGCTCCTGGCTCCTCGCAAGCTCCACGGCACCAGCTGGGGCTTTGTCTGCCCGGTGGAGACGCCCGAGGGCCATTCGGTGGGTATCGTGAAGACCATGAGCCTGATGACCAGCGTCTCGCAGCATGTCCCCAGCAACACGGTTCTCCACTTCCTCGAGAGTCAGCCGTCGATGACCTGGATCCAGACGCCCAGCGTCTATCCGGGAACGGCTGTCACGCTCAACGGTGTCATCATCGGATATACCTCTGATCCGGCTGCGCTTGTCCACGAGCTCCGTGCCGCGAAGCACTCCTTCCGCCTCCATCCTCACATCTCCGTGGCGTGGTACACTCTGCTGAACACGCTGATCATCGAGACAGATGCAGGGCGTCTGGTTCGTCCCGTCTTCCGCGTGGGCAAGGAGTTCCCGGCTCCCGGTTCCGACTGGACCACCTGGATGAAGACCTGTATCGAATATATCGATGCCTCGGAGACGGAGACGCTGCGGATTGCCACCTCCAAGTCGACGGTCACACCGCACCATACGCACTACGAGGTCCACCCGAGCATGATCGTCGGCCACATGGCGTCGAGCATCCCGCTCTCGGATCACAATCAGTCGCCCCGTAATACCTACCAGTCGGCGATGGGCAAGCAGGCCATGTGCGTCTATGCCGGCAACTACGCGAAGCGCCTCGACAAGAACGGCTACCTGCTGCTGAGTCTCAACCGTCCGCTGGTGGAGACGCGCTCGATGAATATCCTGAAGATGCACGAGATGCAGTACGGGATGAATGCGATCGTGGCCATTGCCTGCTACGGCGGCTACAACCAGGAGGACTCGATCATCATGAACCGGTCCTCGGTCAACCGCGGCTTCATGCGCGGCCTCTACTACACGATGTACAAGGACGAGGAGCACCGCAATGTCACCAGCGGTCGGGAGGAGAAGTTCATGAAGCCGTCCAAGCACAATACTCGCAAGTACAAGAACACCAGCTACGGGGCCATCGGCGAGAACGGCATTCCTCTTCTGAATGCGCACCTCGAGGAGAATGATGTGGTCATCGGCAAGTGCGTGACGCTCCGCAACGATCAGAACGGGTACGCCTACCGTGATGCGTCGACCACCCACAAGAACTCGGAGCCCTGCCGCATTGACGGGGTCTGGACGGACAAGAACTCGGATGGATATCCCTTCGTCAAGGTCCGTGTCGTCTCCGAGCGCATCCCCCAGATTGGCGACAAGTTCAGCTCCCGCCATGGGCAGAAGGGGACGGTTGGAATGCTGCTCAACGAGGAGGATATGCCCTTCACCGCGAGTGGGCTGCGTCCCGACCTCATCATGAACCCCCATGCAGTGCCGTCTCGTATGACCATCGCACAGCTGATGGAGAACATCTTCGGGAAGATCGGCGTGCGGAAGGGCACGCTGGGGGATGGAACGCCCTACAGCCACCTCAAGGTCGAGGACCTCAAGAAGCATATGGAAGAGCTTGGGCTTCACTCGTACGGCAACGAGATCCTGTACAACGGGCAGACGGGCGAGATGATGGAGGCAGAAATCTTCATGGGCCCGACCTTCTACCAGCGCCTGAAGCACATGGTGATCGACAAGAAGCACAGCCGTGGCAAGGGTCCGATTGTGTCACTGACACGCCAGCCGTGCGAGGGTCGTTCTCGCGACGGCGGGCTGCGTGTGGGAGAGATGGAGCGTGACTGTCTGCTGAGTCACGGTGCTGCGGCGTTCACCAAGGAGCGCCTGATGGATGTGTCAGATCCCTTCCCGACCGGCATCTGCAAGACTTGCGGGACGCTGGCGGTGGTCAACGAGGACGAGGGCATCTACTCGTGCGGGTCGTGTGGCAACAAGACGGAGTTTATTCAGAAGACGCTTCCGTATGCGATGAAGCTGTGGATGCAGGAGCTGGAGGCGATGCACATTGTTCCTCGGATGGTGCTGGAGTAGGCGCGAGTCCGTGGTCTGCCTCCTCATCCGGGGATGTAGATTGGGGGGCAACTTCCACAGACTCGCTGACGGATAAAAAAGGCGCCGGAGTAGGCTCGGGGGTCACAAGAACGGGGATCTCAATGATGGCAATAGCGGGAGCCGGTGCGGGCGCGGGCGCCGCAAGAGGCGCAGGCATAGCAGTAGGTGCCTGAAGGCGAGAGGAGAGCGTCAAGAGATAGGACATTTTTACTTATGAGTCGGGAGAGAATCTGTCACGATGTTCTCGAGACTGGAAAGGTCCTGGTCTGAGCGAGACTCCTTCATCGCTGCCTTGTACCCCCTCGAAGACCGCCAGGCACTCACGAACACACCAATTCCACACAATGCAAGTCCCACCCCCGCACACACCGCAAGCGCCCTGTCCGTTGGATCGTCCATATACATGGAGTCCTCCGATTGTATGTAGATTCCATGCTCCCCATCATCGTGGTTTCGTTCAACAATGGGAGGTATGTGCGACACATGGTCGATCAGCTGTGTCGGATTAACCCAGACTTCGCGTCGTCGATCTCGATACTGGACAATGCAAGTACAGACCCTGAGACACTGGCCTATCTCGACTCCGCGCCGGTTGCTGTGATCCGTAATCCTACCAACGAAGGACCTTGGATCTCTCCGTTTAAAAATAGGGCCCTCTACGACTCACTGCCAGACCTCTTTGTCCTCACTGATCCTGATCTGGAGCTCAATCCGAACCTCCCATCTACCTTCCTGGACACGATGGTCGAGCTTGCGGGGAAGTATGGCACATCGAAGATTGGCTTTGCGTTGGACATTTCGCACCCCGAGGAGTTCCTTGTGGGACCCTATGTGGACACGCTCACCATCGCGGAACACGAGGCGCAGTTTTGGGTTCACAGGATCCCGGATTCTGCGCTCGAGTTGTATCGCGCTCCGATTGATACAACCTTCTGTCTCGTGAATAAGCGCGTCTACGATCATGGGTCATGCCACATCCGAATCGCAGGGGACTTCACGGCCAAGCACCTCCCGTGGTACAAGGCAAACTCCGTCTATTCCCCTCGCGAGATTGCAGAGCATACCAGTGTAACCGCCATCTCGACAACCGGGAAGCTCATCCGGAGGAACTACGAACAGGGACTACTTTCATAGGAGCCTGGGAGTAGACGCAATGTCTCTCGAGATCCTCCTCGGTCCCATGTTCGCTGGAAAGTCGTCTCATATTCTGAGCATCGTCTCGCGGTATGCTGCGCTCGATACACCCGTCCTTGTGATCAAGCACAATTCCGATACTCGGTACAGCCGGAGTGAGATTGCGACACATAACGGCCGGTTTGCTCCCTGTATCACTGCCCAGGATCTTGACGAGGTTCGCTTGGAGGATATTCTGCGGTTCAAAGTCATTGTTGTGGACGAAGCCCAGTTCTTTGATCGTCTTGTCCCGTTTGTGGAGTGGGTTGTCGATACGCACAAGAAGCACCTCTATCTGGTGGGACTCGACGGGGACTCGAATCGACGCCCGTTTCAGGGGGACTTTCTCCAGTGTATTCCGTTGGCAGACTCCGTGCAGAAGCTCACAGCGTTTTGCCATCGCTGTGCCGATGGAACGCCGGGGATCTTTACATACCGCCACTCGGGGCCACACGACCAGCAGGTGATCGTTGGAGGGTCACAAATGTATGCGACCCTCTGTCGCAAGTGCTATCTGCGTGAAATACAGTGACCGCGCCGCGCCCAAGAAAACTTTCTTGCCATAGAGCACAACAAACATGGGTGGCGGTCTTCTTCAGCTTGTCTCGTACGGTGCGCAGGATATCTATATCACGGGTAACCCCCAGATCACCTTCTGGAAGGTCCTCTACAAGCGCCACACTAACTTTGCCATGGAGTCCATTGAGGTTACCTTCAACGGCCAGGCTGACTTCAACAAGCGCGTGACTGCCGTCATCAACCGCAATGCGGATCTGATGTACCGCACTTATGTGCAGGTGGTTCTCCCCGCTGTCGACCTCGCCAACGGTACCACCCAGCTCAACCGCTTCCGCTGGCTCAACTACATCGGCCACCGCCTCCTCAAGACCGTCGAGCTCGAGATCGGCGGCCAGCGCATTGATCGCCAGTACGGTGACTGGATGCAGATCTGGACCCAGCTCTCCCAGGATGCGGGTACCATCGAGGCGCTCGATGACATGATCGGCAACACCCACGACCTCGTCCTCATGAAGGACAAGAAGGGCTATGCACTCGATGCCTCTTGCGCGGGCTCTGAGCTCACCAACTCCTGCGCCCCCCGCGCCGGTACCCCCGCCAAGACCCTCTACATCCCCCTCCAGTTCTGGTTCTGCCGTAACCCCGGCCTCGCGATCCCCCTGATCGCCCTCCAGTACCACGAGGTGCGCATCAATGTGGAGTTCGAGCAGTGGATCAACTGCTGCTACTACGAGCAGGTCAACTCCACCGCGCCTTCCTCCACCATCCAGTCCCTCACGGCCGCTTCCCTCTACATCGACTATGTCTACCTCGACACCGAGGAGCGCCGCCGCTTTGCCCAGCAGACCCACGAGTACCTCATCGAGCAGCTCCAGTACACCGGCGCTGAGTCGATCACCTCGTCCAGCAACAAGATCCAGCTGAACTTCAACCACCCCGTCAAGGAGCTTGTGTGGGTTGTCCAGCGCGACTCGTTCGTCGACTGCACCCCCGGCCAGGTCTTCATCAATGAGGTCAACGGTTGCCAGCCGTTCAACTACACTGACGACTTCTCCACGGAGGGCATCGTGATGGATGTGCTCGCCCGCGGCTCCCTCGGCGGCGGCAGCGGTGGAATCGGCACTGTTCCTACCACGGCTGTGGATGGTCCTTCTGGTCCTTACCTCCCCGGTGTTGGTCTCGCGGTCGGTCCTTCCCTGACTGGTGCCTCTTGGCTTGACTCCAACATCGGCCCCGGCGGCAACGATCAGTTCGTTGTCTTCGAGGACACCACCAACTACCTCCTCGCCAAGGTCATCCTCGCGTCTGGCGTGAAGTGCGAGGGCAAGAACCCCGTCGAGGTCGCCAAGCTCCAGCTCAACGGCCAGGACCGCTTCACGGAGCGCGAGGGCCGCTACTTCGACCGCGTGCAGCCCTTCCAGCACCACACTCGCACGCCTTCCAAGGGTATCAATGTGTACTCGTTCGCTCTCCAGCCCGAGCAGCACCAGCCCAGCGGCACCTGCAACTTCTCGCGTATCGACAAGGCGACCCTCCAGCTCACGGTGTCCGTCAACACTGTCCGCTCTGGCCGCACTGCCCAGGTTCGCGTGTACGCCGTGAACTACAACGTGCTCCGCGTCATGTCCGGCATGGGCGGTCTTGCCTACTCCAACTAAGCGAGCTAGCATCGCAGCATTGGTAGTGGCAGTGGTGGAGTGGTAACTATATAAAAATCAAAAAAAACGGGGCAACCCAAAAATGTGGGTAGAAACCTACACACATTTCAAGGGGATATACAATGAAACTCTTGTTCGTCGGCGACATCGTACTGGATCGTGCCCTGTCCGTGTCTCCGGAAGTTCGTGCCTTTGCGCAAGAGCACGACTACCAGATTGCGAACTTTGAGGCGCCACTTTCCGGAGGAGCGCCTGGGATTGCGAAGGCAGGTGTGCACATTCAATCGTCGCCCGCGCATCTCCCGAGTCTTCGCGCTGTTTTCAACTGCGTTACCCTTGCGAACAACCATACCATGGACTTCGGACTCCGGGGACTGACAGAGACTCGGATGGGGTTGGAGCGTCATGGAATCCTCCATACGGGGACGGGGGCGACGATCGATGAAGCATTTACACCGCTCGATCTCGGATCCGTCGTTGTTTTTGCAGTCTGCGAGAACGAGTTCGGAGGAGTGACATATGAACATCCAGGAGTTGCTGTCTTTGACCATCTGCGGGTGCTGTACTCGAAGATTCAGGCTGCAAAGGCTACAAAGTCGGTGATCGTCACCTACCACGGAGGGTCGGAAATCATCCCCATTCCCCAATCCTACCTTCGTGAGCGGTTTCAGATGCTCCGCGAGTTTGGGGCCGACCTCGTTATCGGCCATCATCCACATGTTGTCCAGGGATGCGAGAACAATATCTTCTATTCGCTGGGGAACTTCTTCTGCGAAGGAGGGAAGTTCTCTCAATACGAAAATGCCGACTGGGGATTGTGCGTGAGTTATGATACGGACTCTAAAACAGCATCGTTGCGCCATGTTGGGTCGGTGGGTGGAACTCTCCAGTTCGTCTCCAAGGATGCGAACCTCGTGGTCTTGAACAAACTGCTTCAGTCCCCTGACTACAACAAGCTCTCTGACCACATCTCTCGGGAACTGTGTCATCGCTGGTATCTTTCAAGGCCGATGAACCACGTACCGATCCTCCTTCACTACTTCCGTTGCGATGCACATCGCCATAATTTTTCAATCGGACTCTCGTCGATGAACGGAGAAACGGACGGGCAAAGCAAACAGCATGGTGTCGACATTACGCACACGGATTCGTTTCATATTCGGCTTACGAAGTGAAGTCGATATACAAGAATGCAGTGGAACAAGCCAGAATATGTGTACCTGGCGTCTGCCGACAATTACCTTGGGTTTCAACTCTTCTTTGCGAAACACGCAGTTCGTCAGTGTGAACACTTCTACACAGTCGTCGGAGGACTAGGTGGACTGAATCTCCTACCACACCTTCATGAGTTGAAGTCGATCACATTTTTCGATGTGAACTCGTATACATTTGATGTTCTTACCCTTCAGAGAAACCTGATTGCGATCAGCGAAACACTTGACGAGTATGTCTCGTATGTATTCTGTCGCCCCTTCTCCCAGTCCATCCACCGAGACAACACGTTTTTGGAGCAGCCGTTCTCTCAGGACATCTACGATCGTCTTCGCTCGAAGCTCGAACCCAAGAATTTCGAGACCTTTGTGTATTTTTACCGTCCGTATCTTGAGACCCCGATGATTCCAATCAAGGGACCGAGTTATCACTGCAGCCGAATCCTTGCGTTCTTTGAGCCCGAGTATCTCACGACGCAGATGACGCATGCCATCTTTGCACGAGATCCCCGGAGCATCAATGCGCTCTTTGTCGGAAAGGGGTGGCTGACATCCAACGAGACATTCCAGGCGGTTCGTACTCGTCTGGCGACTGTTCCGATTTTCTACGAATCGTCAATCGCCGAGAACTTGACATTCAAGCCTCGTGCAGGCGTCTATGGCTCGAATATTTGGAACACTGACCCCAAGGGTCCGTATCTGGGATTCAAGACCTTTCGGCCCAAGGTCGATTGGCTGATTGCCTATGACGACTATGTGAAGACCCCGGACTATATGCAGGTTCAGTATTATGCCGATGCCCCGCATCCTCCCGATGCTCGTTTCGGACACGGGAACGGCGACCCTCATGCGACCTGCTGTATGGCACTTGACTCGGTTGTCAACCTGAACACGACGTCGTTTCTAGAAGTCATCGAACCCCACCCAAGTGAGGGGATGAACTACGGGTTCCGCTTCTACGCGGGACAGCGCCGTATTTCCGTGGACGACTTCCTTCGGACACCCTGCGCGGAGGAGATCCTGGTCATCCACATCCTGCTTGGGGCTGGAATTCCACACTCGAAGTGGATGTCGATCCTTCAGAAGGCCAAACGGGAGTCGCAACGGTTGATTGTGGTTGAGCACCGGAAGGAGTGTCGTGATTTCAAGATTCGTGAGTGGGATGTCCATACCGAGAATCTCATTCCAGAGACTGCGTTGGACGAAGCTATCTTCAGTCTCTCGTGTCAAGTCAAGAAGCTCGCGTGTGCCAATCTCCGCGGGGATTCGTTCGATCCCCG